AACTGAATCGCTTCACTCAAGAAAGTGTTGCGACTATTTTCACCTCTCTTCTCGTCTATCTCGTTCCACAGGTCTTTGTGCAAATAAACACATATTCCTTTTTTAGTTTTACTTTCTGGCATCTTCTTCTATTTTAAGTTTCTTCAAATAAAGCGCAAGGTCTAAGGCTTCTTCGTATGCGTGTTGAAGCCATTCAGAGCGCGTTAAGTCTTGTCGGTCGAGTGTTGTTCCATAAGTCTCCATTCCCTTCGCTTCACGCGCTTCTAATTCGGCAATGACTTGCGTCAATAAATTACTTTTCTGCATCTGGCTTACTCATCATTGAACCTATCATAAGCGCAAGATATATTTTCTCTTTCGCGTTCAAGTCTTTTCGTTGTGAAAGTTCAAGGAGAATGTCGCCTAATATCTTACCCTGTTGAAAGTAGTTCGCGAGTGAATTAACAATTTCGCGTTCGCGCTCGTAAGTCATTTTGAGCGACTCGTATAGTGGTGTGTTTTTCATTCTTGTTTGTTTTCTATTTCTTGTTTTACTTTATGAAGAAATTCAATTACATCTTCGTGTTGTTTCATATGATTAATCATTGTATCTACTTCAAGAATACAAACGTGTTTGATTAATTTAAGAGGTTTATTTTGATGAATTTTTTTCCATCTTGTAAAGATTTCGTCAGCATATTGCTCTATAAATTCTTGACTTACTTTTTCTTCTATTGCTTCCATATTGTAAATGTATGCTAAATTATTTTAACCAACAACATATTGTCCATAAGAAGGGTTAAGTTCGAAATACATTCGCATCATGATTGCGTCGGCAACGTCGGGAGAAATGCCTTCGCGGTTCTTGATTAGGTCCTTCGGAGTTACCTGTAACTTCCCGTCCACGTCTGCGCGGTGTCGTTTAATCATCTCCAGCTCGCGAACGATTTGTTCTTTGCGTGTGTTCGATAAGATTGTGACTTTATTTTCTTCGACGTACTGAGCGAGTTTGTAATAACATTCGCTCTTTAAGTTTTGGTATTGTGGGTGTTTTGGTTTAGATCCGTTGACGAACCCACGACATTTCAAGAAGTCAACCACACCACCACCCACTCCGTCTTCGTCACAAACAACATCTTGCAATAAAATTGAGTGCTGTTGACAGGTTAAACGAATCTTGTTCACGACTTCGTCCAACGCTGCTCTATTCAACTCGATAATATCGATGATAGTAAGTCCCTCCCAAACAATAATAATCGTTCTATCCTTTCCAAAACGCGCAATATCGGCTGTGATATACTTCTTGCCTTCATTGATTACTTCGTTGCGAAACATTCGAAGTAGGTTCTCCGTGTTAAATAGTTTGTCGCTGTCGTCGTCGAACTCCCAATTCCCTTCAAGTAGACGTTTACGGTCGTATTCAGGAAGGCGACGCAAGGACTCGATATAAGCAACAGGAAGGAATGGGTTATCTTGCGGTAAGGCTTGGACAAAAGCGCGGTGTGAAGGTAATTCGTTCCTGTTGTTCTTCATATAGAACTCGTTATAAAGCCAACCCTTCGAAGGATTACACGAAAGAAAACCTTTCGGAATAAGACCGAACTCGTTCAACTTGTAACGGCAACGCGAGTGAACAATGTTCACGGCTTTCTCTGTTACTTCTGCGACCTCATCAATGAAGTAGTCGGTGATTTCCAACGAGCCTAAGCTGTCAAAATTTGGGTTTGAAGGATAAGCGAAAAGGTCTTTCAACACTATTTCACTTCCATTGAAGAACTTAATCACGTTTGTCTGTCCGTTGTAGGTGTAGTGTTTGTCAGCAACCAAACCAAAGTCTTGCGCTGTTTCAAAGAACGTGTTTAACGTCGTCTTTTTGAGCGTGTCTAATTTGCTACGACCAATAAGCGAACGCGTCCCTGCGTACTTCAAACGACGTTGTATTTGCCACATACAACCGAACTTCGTCTTCCCACCCCCTGCCGCGCCACCGTATAACAACTGTTCAACCTGCGAATCGGTCGCTAAATAGTTAAGTGCTTCAATTTGACGCGGCAGGTATTCGGGTTTGTATGGTTGCATTATTGCTTACTCAAATAAAGTTTGTAAAGTTCACGCATACCTTCGAACTGAATCGATTCTTTCAATAGCTGTCGTTTGCGGTCGCTCATTCTTTCGACCATTGGTTTATTCAAGTTTTGCTCGAAGTAGATAGTCTTTCTCGCCTTCGCTTTGCAAAGTTTATATTCGTCGTCTGTGAACGTCTCAGCCGTTATCCTTTTGCTTTCTTCGAGCCAACGCATCATTGATACCCCTCGCAGTTCTAACGTAGTGTATTTGCTTTGTTTAAAGCTATCAATATCTTCTTGAAGCATCCTTCTCCAACTGTCATCGTTTACCGCCATTTCGTTTTCTTTTATTTGTTGTGATTTTTCTTCAATTGCTTCCGCTATTTCGCGTTGTATTTGTAGGTTCGCTTTGTCCCTGTGTGGTTTGTAATGTGTCAACACGTCGCCTATAAAAGACACGCTCAAAGCACCGAAGTGTTCGCATTTCTTTGACAGTTCATTTGCCGCGTTCATTTCGAAGGCAAGGTTGAAGTGTTCAAACGTAACCCAACGAAAGTGCTTCACAATGAACTCGTGCAACATTTGCAACAGTTGCGCTTCTGGAAGTGCTATGCCGTACATCGCGCAAACCTTCGAGCAAAGTTTAACGAACGTTGGAAGGTCGTAGTCGGCTACAAACGCGCTCTCGCGTTCGGCTTTGTCAATCCTTTGTGTAGTTGTGAGCGTCGTTGTAGATGCGTTGCGCAGCATCGGAATCGAATTTTCCATTTTTGATTTTAGTTTGAGTTTGGTTTGTTTGAGTTGCAAATTTAGTCAAGTCCCACGTCCGAACGGCCGCCTTCCAGTCTTTCATTGCGTTGCGTCCGACCTTCCAACCGTTGGCTTCGTAGTGTGCATGAAATTTCTCGGTAAACGCAAGCGCATCTTTGTCGTTTAGTTTTTCACAGGCGTAGTCGTAGATTTCCACAACCGTTGGTTTGACGAACGCAGCCTTCTTTTCTTTTACCGGTACTGGAAGTTGAGCGGTTGGAACGGACAAGCGAATAAGTATGTCGTTTATCTTTTGTTCCTGTTCCTTCATTTGCGCTTCGAGAATTTCGATTCTCTTTTTGAGTTGTAAAATTAGCATCATGTTTTTATTTTAGTTAGTCCCACCCTTCACCTTTCGCGTCGTCGTCTGCGTCGTCCCATTCTTGACAATCGAAACAAAGTTTTATTTCTCCGTCTTCGTCGATAAGCTCGTAAGCTTCTTCGTAGGTTTCAAGATTTTGATCGTTGAGAACGGTGTTCACGCGTTCGTCAAGTTCTGCGCTTTCGCAGTGAGGACAAAATGTTAAGTCGCTTTTCATTGTTTTAGTTATTTGATTATTTAAGTTTTGCTTTTCGTTTCGCTTCGAGTTCCTTTTGTTGCTCCAAGTGTTCGACAAACTTAGTGAAAAATTTGATAGGTTTAGCATAACCCATTGCATTCATTAATTCGCAGATGCGTTCAACCGTTGCGCGATAGGTTCTGTCCATTTCTATTTGCCATGTCGCTTGTTTGATTCCGTGCATAACGGTTGCGTGGTCTTTGCCGTAGTGCTTTCCTAATGAATCGTAAGACTGAAAGTAACAAGGACGAATAAGAAAGAAAATCATTTGCCTTGCTGTTACGATTTCGCGTCGTCTTGTTGTCGTGTATAGCGTTTGCGATTGAAGACCCAAGACGCTGCACGTTACATCTTCTAACGCGCTCCAGAACGCTTCACGTTCGTTTTCAAGTTCCTGTTGTATCCTTATTTGTTCGGTCGACAGACGTTCGTATTTTGGCGTAAGCATTAACCAAAGTGTCTCGAAGCGTTCCATGTGAGCAAAGGGAATCATGTCCAACATTTGCTGTCTAATTTGTTCGTTAGTCATGTTTGTTAAAATTTTCTTTGTACAACTTTATTAATTTCTTTTCTTCTCGGATATAATCGTCTCCAGTTAAACCTTTCAAAGTTTTTTCTTTTAGTTCATTTTGAAAATACTTTTCAAGTAAAATCGATAAAAGTCTAATGTTAATTTCTTCACGTTCTTCGTCTGTAAATATGTAATTACTCATTGTGTTTGTTTTTAATTGTGTTCAAAATTTGTGTTATCAGCTATGAAAATTATCATTTCATATGAATGTCCTGTTTTATTATCGGTCATTGTTGCTTGTGAAGTCATAAATGGTTTAAGTGATAATTTATTTTCCGTTTCAATTCCAAGTGAAATAGGTGTTTCCTCGTCAAATGCAACTAAAAAATCTATTAAAGTTTTTACGTTAGTCATTTTCTTCGTTTATTAAAATGGTTGGTGTAAAGGTGCTGAATACTTCTTCGCGTGAAAGTCCTGTGTGAAGGCAAATGTTGTTGAAGTCTTTGATTCTCATTCGTTCGGGGTGTGTGACGTAAAGTCTTGCCGTTGGGTCGCTGATTCGAAGAACTGTTTTGAAGTTGTTCATCGTCTTGAATTGACTTTTGACAAGGCGACCGAATGGGGTTTTGTATATCGCTTTATTCATTTTGACCTCCTTTAGCTATTCCAGAAAAGTCAGCAACTTCAATTAAGGTGCAGGCTAAATGTTTAACAAGATTCTTTAATGATTCTTTCTCTAATGTGTCTAACCATTTATCCTGCGTTGCTTCTGTACAATCTTCAAAGCAGGTAGGTTGACGCTTAGGTTCATCTTCAAATTGCTCAAAGATATAAACGCCTGATAGGTTTCTTCTTTTACTCATCTTGATTTTGTATCTAATTTAATTATAATAAGCACAGCATTGTAGATGAACAGAGCAAGACCCATAAACATCCATATCCAGTGACGGAAACCCCAGTGCCATGTTGGACCATGAACAAAGTCTGCTCCATATAAACATCCTTCTTTTTTATAGTAGTTACCTCCATTACATTGCCAGTCACCAAAGAATTCTCGGTTACTCTCAGGGATAAAAGACATAAGTATTACAATACTAAACAGTAGGACTATCCTACCCATAATTTTAAAGTGTTTCATCTTGACCTCCGTAAGTTTCGTTGTGAACTTGCTTAAATGTTCCTTCTCCCGTTAATTGGTACTGTCTACCACAATTGAAGAAGTATTCAATCTGCTCCTTCTCCATTTGCTTGGCTTGTTCAATAGCATTGCAAGTTGTTGCATCAAACATTCTCATTGCATTTGGTATTAGTTGCTCCACCAACCATTCAACCGCAGTTTGTTTCTTTTCCATAGTTATTTAGTTTTCAATAGTGGTTTAATCAACTGCGCTTTCTTCTTGTTTTCTTCGTGGTTCGTTCCGCGTAACTCTGGATTGCGTTCCTTAATCAATCGAGCTATGCGTGTAATGTTGTCCGCGCTTACGTACTTTCCACTTTCATACATAGCAAAGAAATTACTTGTTATGTCTTTACGTTCTTCGAACTGTTGTTCCCAAACTTTCACACAAAGTGCTTTGTTGTTGTTGCGTAGCGTCTTGTATTTTTTTAGTAGATTCTCAACGCGCTTTTCAAGGCTTACTAATTTTTTCATTGTTTTGATTTTAAGATTAAGAGAGGGTATATTTCAACCCTCTCATATTATTAGAATGGTAGGTCGTCTTCGTTTTCTGTTGGCTTAACTAATCCGCTTTTTTCGAGCATTGCCTTCGCCTTGTTCATTTGATCCGCAGCGCGGTCTAAACGCTTACCAAACTCAGCCGAAGAACTAACCTTGTTTTGAAGCCATTCTGGAAGCATCTTGAAACGCAAGTCGAAGTCGGGTGAATCGTAGTCCAACAGAAACGCTGAGTTAACCTGT